ACCCAAGTCAAGACTAGTGTTAGTCAAGCCCTGTTGAGCTACAAGCAAGGGATTCATCAAAGAAGATTGCTCATTCTTCAAGGCACCTTGAGTAACTTCATTCTGGTTAGACTGATAAGCTTGATCCCGGAACTGAGCAGCTAGGTCTTGGTTCTGCTGACCTTGCATATAGGACATGGGATTCCATGCACCATACAGACTATTCAAATCAGCTTGTGAAGGGAGATTAGCGGAATCCATCATAGGTATTCATCCGGTGTCCAACTGATGTCACCACCAGCTCGGTCATTGAAATTTTGATCTTGGTAGTTAGCCGTAGTTCCAGCTAAGTCCTGTGGAGCTTGATATTCTTGTCCCGGACTCCAGCCAGAGTAATCACCACCACCGCCATAGGGACTTTGATCCATAGGTTGTTGTGTTACACCACCACTCCAAGAGGGGAACATATCACCAAGAGCAGAGGATGCTTGATTGATGTATGGTTGAGCCATGTTGGACAACCCTTGGTTAATTGCTGGAAGCAAGCCGGACTTTTCGCCAAGATTGAACAAACTACCCAACTGTTGGCCTTGTACTTGAGCTTGTCCTGTTACAGCATTAACTCGTTGTGTGTTAGCATTAGAACGAGCAGTGTTATAAGCCTGCGCCATTGCAGCTTGTTGTTGAGCATACTGACTACCCTTGTCAGCCAACATAGCTTGAAGCTGGACAGAACGTGGACCATATTGGCTATTACGGCCAGAAGCAGCATCCTTACGAGCTAGTGTTTGTTGAAGCTGTTGAGCATACGAACTATTGGGACCATACATGTCTGCCAATGTAGGCATGTTGTCCATTTGACTCTTAAGTGTTTCTGCTTGACTAGCTGCATCAGCAGCAGAGGCTCCGTAGGCATCACCTACACGATTACCATTGGTATAAGCACCAATAGCTCCACCAAGGGCACCTAGTGTGCCATAATCTGTTTTCTTTAGCGACTGAAGGTGTCCCAGAATCTGTTGAACGATATCTGTATTGTCTGCCATATTATTTCCTTATAGAGCGACTGCGGCTCATCTGTTGACCAAGTGATCTACCAAACATCCCTCCTAAGGGACCACCCACTGATTGTCCTACAAATTGACCTGCAAGACCTCCCAGAGATGGAGCTACATTCTTTCCAGAAGCATAATCCGCACCAATACCAGCTATGTTAGCAGTAGGACCAGTGATACCGTTCTTAGCCAGACCTCCAGCTAAAGCAGCACCGTAGTTACCGTTGTACCTGTTACCAAGGTCACCAAAATAGCCCTGAAGGCTTTGAGCACCTGTAGCAATAGCTTTATCCATGTCCTTGTTAGGATCGGCTTGGTAGCCCTTGTAGGCACCATAAGCACTGAGTCCTAGACGTAGAGGAGCAGGCATCAACGCACCTGTTACAGCCCTTCCTACAGCGCCTATACCATTACTAACCATACCCATACGCTCATCACGTTGGATTGGAGTTTCACGATTGAAGAAGTTCTCAGAGGTCATACCCGGTACAAGACCTAACTTCTGCCAAGCATTAGGAGTGGTTGTACCATAGGTGTTGTAGTTGTCCTTGACATTCTGATCTTGACCAGCAACGACAGGATTGGAATATTCAGAGCCAATTGGACCACTGTTTACAAGTTGGTTCAAACTGTTCGTTGCACTAGGCAGTTGTGTCTGTGTTTGAGCAAACATTGGATTTTGTTTGTTAAACATATCACTCAACTCTTTGAGCTTAGTGAACTGATCTAATGGTGTAGCAGCCATGACTGGCATATCAGCAACAGGAGTGTTAAACGACTCTGTTCCGGGAGCATATGGATCAGTGTTCTCCATTACTCCGTTACTACCTAAGTTACCTCTGAATTGTGAATCAATTCCGGGAGTATTAGGATCAAAGCCAGAGAATCGTCCACCATAAGCAGAAGCATCGAAATGGGAGTTACCTCCATCTCCTGTTCCATTGCTGACTCCCATAGAACCAGCACCACCATCAGTACCACCAGCTTCTCCCCAAGGCATTCTGAGGACATGTTTATAACGTGAGATATTCATATTAGCTTATGTTGTCAGTAACAGTTAGGATGATGGATGGAATTCCCGGTACAGGAGCAGCGGCTGTTAGGGCTATGATTTGACAAGCAGTGCTATCCGTTGCCCACACTAGTTCAAAATAGTCCCCAGCAGTCATAGGAAGCACATAGTTCCAAGCAGCAATCAAGGCAGCGTTTGATCCAGCTAGTGTGACTTCTCCTGCTGTATCTGTAAGGTCAACACCATTGACTCTACACCAAATCCAAACCTTAGCAGCAGAAGCAGAAGCCTTCCTAAGCTGGGCTGAGAACTGGAAGTTGTAGACATTAGTGGTTGAACAAACAACTCTAGAAGTAGGTGTACCCAAAGCAACACCACTAGAGATATCAGTGGAATCAAACACAATGGGGTAAGCTGTATTAATTACTGCAGCAGTTTGAGTTGTATTGTCGTGAAAAGCGCCATAACTTTTAGCTGCTGTTGCTTTTGTGTATTCTGCTGCAGATAAATGATAATACTCATTAACAGCACCACCTTGTTTACCAGATAAACTGTTGTGAGCACCTGCTCCAGTTAAAGCAGAGTATTCTGCGGCTGTTAGATGATAATGCTCACCTGTAGTGCCCCCTTGGAGGCCCGTAAGCAGGTCGTGGGCCTTACTAGCGAGGTCGGCAATAGAGCTACCAGCCTTATCAATTAAAGACCAAGAAACGCTTCCTGACGTGGACAGGAGAGTGTACAACTGGTTATACCAAGCTGTCCAAGCAAAGTCACCATTGGCAGCTCTTGTTGGAGGAGGAGGAAGACCACCAGCCATTATTGATTACCTTTGTTAAGATCAACCTCAAACGCTTCTAGTCGAAGAAGGTATGGTTGGGAATAGTCAATCCGAAAAGCTCGTCTGCGAAAACGTCCCAGTTGAGCAATACAAGGAAAGTCATTGTCAAAAGACAAGTCACGATCTGTAGACCACGTTTGATAATCATCATCGCTCCATGATACTTGCAATATATTACCTGCTCCCACGCCATCTGGAATATCTCCAATCAAAGTAAACCTTGACATGAACTTAGCATTGAAAGTATCAAAATCATATTTGGGTGTTTGGATACGGCAACGGAAAGCAGTTTCATGGTCAAGATGGTTGTCTTCATTAATGGTGTAGATGTCACCATCCGACTCATGCTGGATATAAGCTGTACCATTGGGACCATCTGCACCAAACTTACCGACAAAAGGTAGGGTAGCCAGTGGACCAGAGTTCCAGTAACTCCACATCTTAGTATCAAAACTATAGACAATGGTGTTAACTGTTAAGTGAACAATGTACAATTTCTGTCCAGACACTCGTGTGCAATGGGCTACAGCATTAACTAGATTAGCTCCCTCCACACGCAAGACACTACGGATAGCTGGAGTACCTATTTCTGTTTCCTTGAAGCCATCAATGGTCCAGACAGTATGCCCACCATTACCTGTCTTACCAATCATGATGACTTCCTTCTCTGTTTGAACAACAGTTGAAGGAGCAGCAGTACCAAACTGTTGCACAGCGGAGTCGTGACGAGCTAGAGGAGAACCAGAGGCTGTAGCAGCATCGTAGAAGTATTCAACTGAGTTTGAACCAATGGCATAAACGTAGTTGTTATTCTTAGACAGAGCAACAATCTTATCTGGGTACATTTCAGCAGAGATGTAATCTCCTGCTGTCCACAGACTAGGATCATCTAGGTTGGAGTTGTAAATATCTTGTGTGTTAGCTTTAGCTACGAATAAGTAGCCGTCAATGAAGATTGGGATGGGTACGTGAGGAGTAGGGAAGTCAACAGAAGTAATAGCTGTACCAGCAACGGTAGGACTAGAGAATACATAACCCTTAGTACCATCTAACATCACCAGTGAGACAGTTCCTGTAGAGGATACAAACTCAGTAAAGCCACATGTTCCTGTAGATGTTGTCAGTGTCTGTAGGAAGGTTCCGTTGTAATAGACACTAGAGCCTACCACAGAGATTACATAATCTACACCACCAACAACCCAGTAGTAGCAACCACGACCAACTCCAGCAGTTGTGGCGTAGGCTAGAGCTAGTCCGGGCCTACTCTTGACAAAGATTCGTTGGTTGGTGTTGTTAGGAGTTTCTACAACCTCAACCATCATGTTAACCAGCTTGGCATCCTTGTTTAGCAAAGAGCCACTACGCTGCATTGGATTGATTACAAAGTCAACTCGCTTTGTATCATAAGTAGAAACTGTAGGGGATTTGCTATAAGCCAATTACTTTCTCCAATCAGTTGATGGCATGAAGAACAAACTGCCTTCTTCAGTTCCGAAGGACAAGGCTTTCTCATGGAAGAACTCAGCAGTCTTTTGCAACTCCTGTCGGTCAAGGATGGGTGTACCATACTCGTAGGACAAACGCCATGCTAGGCCATAGACCAAGGCTTCTGTCCAATAGGCAGGGAAGTCAAAGTCGTCTGTAGATGTAACCATGTCCTCAAAGGGACGTTGATACACAATGGTAATTGTAGTGTCAGCATCAATTGGTGTGGGCCACAGCTTAATCTTACCAGTAGTAGACAAAGGCTGGTAGTACAGCGTAACTGGTTCACCTGCTGTCGCATTCTGTGGCAAGAGGTTGAAGTCATAGTGGTTATAAATATTCAAGGGAATATTCATAGCTCCTGTGGACTCAATTCGATAACCTTGTATCACCTTGAGTGGCATAGGTGTGTTGAGGGTTTCACCTACACCAATGTTATACAAAGAGGTATTAGCCGTTGTAGTAAAGGTGTACTCGTTAATGGCCCACAAGGGCATTCCATCTGCTTGGAACCCCTTAATCATGGCATTCAACGCCTCAGAGGCATTAGTAGTCTCAAAGGTTGCAGGAGAGCTACCACCAGATAGGACAACTAACTTACGAAGTGCTGAGTTAATTACAGCGTCACGTTTAAGCGACCAAGTGGAAGTTCCTGATGTAGACATAGGTTCCTTGTTAAATCGGATTCAGTGGCTGGACTAAAAGGAAGCCACTACTTTTCAGAAATGGGTTGAGTTGTAACGATGCGCAGGATGGTGACGATCACGCTGATACCTATGCCCACGT